ATCCTAAAATTGATGATAGTGCTCGTCAAAAGCTTTTCAAAAAGTCATTTGGATATTATGATAAGAAAATCTATAGTTATATGACTAAATCATTCAGAAAACTTTTTGAATCTTTAATATTAACAGATGAATTGATAGAAGAATTTTTATTAGAAGCTACTAATACAACTGCTGGAAATTTAGATGACGGTCCTTCTACATTTTATAAAGATTATAGTGCTTACAAAAAAGTATCTAAAGAATGGTTAGATTCAATATATAAAAAAGCTGGTTGGAAAGTTATAGATTACATTTTAAGTGATAAAGCTAAAAATTCAGTTATGAATGATTATAAATCAGTTGCTCTTTCTTATTTAGATCATGGACAAGCTGGTGGTTCTATATCGGCTGTTAGTAAATATAAAAATTGGATGACTAGAGTTGTAGAACCTTTAGGTTGGGAAATAGTTGATTGGATGGGTACTAATTCTGCTATTAATAATATTATTGGTACATTATTTGCTCCTGGCGCAGATGCTGATACTGATTTTGATGACGATTCTTTATTTGAGGGATTTAATTTAAATAAAGAAGTTCAATTACTTACAGAAGGTGGTGCTTATGGACATCTTAGTCACCCATTTGATGATAAAAATTTAACGTTTAGGGACTTTAAGAATATAGTTATTAACACATTACAGGGAAAACTTGATAGGGAAGGACCAGTTACAGAAAAAACAGATGGTCAAAATATAATGATAAGTTGGAAGAATGGAAAACTTATTGCAGCTAGAAATAAAGGACATATTAAGAATCATGGTGCGGCTGCTTTAGATTTGGGTGGTATAAAGAATATGTTTGCTGGAAGAGGTGATATTGAGAAAGCATTTGTTTTTGCTATAAGAGATTTACAAAGAGCAATTAGTGGATTAAGTGACAAACAAAAAAATAAAATATTTGGAGAGGGTTCTAAGTTTATGTCTCTTGAAATTATATATCCAAAAACAGCAAATGTAATACCTTATGATAAATCACTTTTACAATTTCATGGAACGATAGAATACGATGTAAGTGGTTCGCCTATCGGTAGTGACAGAGGTAGTGCAAAAATACTTGAGGGGATGATAAGACAAATTAATCAAAATATACAGAAGACATTTAAAATTGATAAACCATTTGTTGCTAATTTACCACAAGTAAAAGATTTTTCTCAAAGACAGAGTTATTTTTTGGGAAAGTTAAATAAGTTACAGAAAGAATTTGGATTGAAAGACAATGATACGTTAGCAGATTATCATCAAGCTTATTGGATGGAGTATATTTATAATGGTGCTAAACAGTTTAAATACAATTTGCCAAATAATATAATGGTAA